CAGGTCAAAACGCATGGAACAAGAGCCGACTCCCCATTGGCTCAGTGGCGCGCCCGTAATTCGGCAGGCTGAGTACGTCCCTGGCTTCATCTACGATGAGGCCAAGGCCGCCCGGGTCGCTGACTTCATCGAGTCGCTGTGCTGTCATACCAAGGACTCGCCCACGGCCCGAGCTGGCGAGCCGATCAGACTACTGCCGTGGCACCGCGAGTGGCTGATTGATCCGCTGTACGGATGGCGCGAAGACACGGGAGACCGGCTGCGGCGGTATCGCGTCGCCTATATCGAGGTTCCGAAAAAAAACGCGAAGTCGTCGGCGCTAGCATGGCTTAGTTCGTACATGCTGATAGGCGACGACGAGCCCGGCGCGCTCGGCTGCATCGCGGCTAAGACTCGCAGGCAGGCGTCAATCATCTTCGATGAACTGGCCGAAGTGATACGGATGTCGCCCGGGCTTCGAGAGGAGCTTGAAGTCGTCCGATCCACCAAGACCATTTTTCATCGGGCGTCGGCGAGCTCGCTTCACGTTATCTCGCGTGACGCCGGCGCGGCCGAAGGCCCGTCATACTCGTTCGTCTTCTTCGACGAATTGCACGCTCAGCCTGACCGGCTCTTGTGGGATTCGCTTCGCTACTCCGGCCGCGCTCGTCGTCACCCGTTGCTGGTGACGATCACGACCGCGGGCAGCGACGTGCATTCGCTGTGCTACGAGCAGCACGAGTACGCTGGACAGGTTATTGTCAATCCGGCCTACGATCCGAGGTTCTACGCTAAGATCTACGGGGCGAAGGCGGGCGACGACTATTTTGACCCTGAGGTATGGCGGCGGTGCAACCCTGGGATGGGCGTGACTATGACCGAGGAGTCATTCGCAGCCGACGCGCTGGAAGCGAAGAATAAGCCGACAAAGTTGAACGGCTGGCTGCGGCGGTCGCTCGGCGTGTGGACGGAATCGCAGAATCTGTGGCTCGACCCCGATCAATGGGCCGGCTGTTCCGGGCCGACCGGCGAGCTTGCTGGCCGGAAGTGTATCATCGGTATGGACTTGTCGAAGCGGATTGACTTCTCCGCAATGGTTGCTTTGTTTGCAAACGAAGATGGCACGTTCGACGTTGACGCGATGTTTTGGTTACCGCGTGAACTCATTGCTGACCGTGAGCGACAGGACAAGCAGCCCTATCAACTGTGGGCCGACCAGGGATGGATCGCCACGACGGACGGCAACGTGATTGACCACGCCGCGATCCGTGAATACGTGCTAAACTACGCGAAAACCCACACGGTTGATCAGATCGTGGCCGACGAGACAGGGGCAACCCAACTTTTGATTGAACTTGCAGGGTCGGGGCTTGATGTACAAACTTATGGGCAGGGTTTTCGGTCGATGTCGTCGCCGACTGGCCGACTGGAAACCCTGGTCATCGAGCGTAAGCTGAGGACCGGGGGCAACCCGGTGTTGTCGCTGATGGCGTCGCGTGTGACGATTGAGACGAACACCTACGGAGAGGTTCGCCCGGTCAAAAAAAAATCCACCGGCCGCATTGACGGCATCGTTGCAATGATCTTTGCGCTCGGTGCCTGGGAGAAAAAACAGGTAGTCAACGTCGTGTCGAAGGTCAAACCGGGGATCCTGATACTATGATTACGCTGTCGCCCCAGCCGAGACCGTCGATCTGGCTTCCACCAGAGAGCCGATCGTCGTTCGGCGTTGATCCTGACACCGGCGCGGCCGTGTTCGGCGGCGGCGTGGCTCGCAATCCGGCAGGCGTGAAGATCACGCCCGAGACGGCGCTGCGCGCGACTGTCTACCTCGCTTGCGTTCGCGTGCTGTGCGAGACGATGGCGAGCCTACCGTTGTATCTCTACCGGCTTACGCCAAACGGCAAACAAAAGGCGAAGGACCACCCTTACTACAAGCTATTCTTGCGGCGACCGAATAACTGGCAGACGGCGTGGGAGTGGAAGCAGTTGATGGTGTTACACCTCTGCACGTACGGCGAAGCGTTCAACGAGAAGGTGCTGTCGACAGCGCGCGACGAGCTGGTCGTCGAGCTTGTGCCGCTGGCTCCGTCGCGGATTAGGAATGTCGTCGAAACGGAGGCGGGATCGCTGCGATACATGTTCCGCACCGAGACCGGCAAGGACATCCCCTACGGGCAGGATCAGATCAACCATACGCGGTGGCTGACGAATGACGGGCTGCGCGGCATGGTGCCCGTCGAGTTGGCCGGAGACGCTATCGGCCTTGCCCGCGCGTGCGAGATCCACGGAGCGGCCTATTTCGGCAACGGTGCGCGCCCCGGCATCGTCCTCAGGACGCCGCACGAGACGATTGACCAATTGACGCGCGACGAAATTCGTCGCGCATGGATGAATGAGCACGGGGGGCCGCGGAGAGCCCATCGGCCGGCGGTGCTGACCGGCGGCCTGGAGCCGGAGATCATCGACGGTAACAATCAAGAAAGCCAGTTTCTTGAGACGCGACGCTTCCAGGCCGAAGAGGTCTGCCGCATTCTCGGCGTGCCGCCCCACATGGTCGGCATTCTCGACCGCGCGACGTTTTCGAACATCGAGCAGCAGGGCATTGGATACTACCAGCAGACCGTATTGGGATGGGCTGAGCGGATCGAGGCGGCACTGACTCGCGACGTTCTTGGCGAGGAGATGGCTGACGAATACGAGCTGGCGTTCGACGTTTCCCGCATCCTCCGCGGCGACGCCGCTGCTCGCATGACTTACTATCACACGGGACTGACCGACGGGATTTTTTCTGTTAACGAGGTTCGCGAGCTTGAGGGCATGAACAGCGTTGATGGCGGTGAACAGCGGTTCGTAGGGCTCAACATGCAGACGCTACATCAGGCCGCGGCGGCATCGGCTGCCGCGGCGCGGCCGGTCGAGTCGCCGCCCGCAGCCGGCGCCGCGGTGCCTGCTGAGTCGCCTGCCGCCGAGCCGGTGCAGGTTGCGGACGTGTCGCTCAACGGGGCACAGATCAGCGGGCTCATTGCGATCTTGGAGCAGGTCAATGCGAACGTTCTCACGAAAGCAGGCGCTGCCGCGATGATTGCCGCAGCGTTTCCCAGCATCTCGCAGCCTAAGGTCGACGCGATCCTCGCGGGCGTGGTGGAGGGCCAGTCGGTTCCGGCAGCGGAAGCGCAGCCGCAGCAGGAGCCGGCCAGCGATCCCGCGACTGCGGGGTCGCCAGACGAACAGCGTGCCGAGCCGGGCGGAGTCGTCGAAGGCGACTTCGTTTCGTGGGGCTCGGCAGGCGGGCGGGCTCGTGGACGCGTTGACCATGTCATGGACTACGGCACGCTTGACATCCCCGATACCGACTTCAAAATTGACGCGACCGAAGAAGACCCGGCTGCACTGATCACGGTCTACGAAGAGGTGAGCGGCGGCTGGCGAGCCACTGACACCCGGGTCGGCCACAGGCTTTCAGCGCTAACGAAGATCGACCCCCTGCCTGAGCCGCCCAAGAAAAACAAGCGGTCGGCTAAGCCGGCAGGGACGCGGCTTCGAGTAGCAAGCCGTGACCGCGGGGCGGGCGCGGGCGGCAAGACTACAAGCCAGCCGAAACCTCCAGCTGAAAAGGCGGTATCTACTGATGGCGCGTTATGATCACATCAACTTCACGCCGCCGGCTGGCGTGCGTGCCGAAGCCAAAAAGGGGCTCGCGTGGCGACGTGAGTTCGGGCGCGGCGGCACCGCGGTCGGTGTTGCTCGTGCCCGCGACCTCAGCAACGGAGTAGACATCAGCCCGGAGACAGCACGCCGGATAAAGGCGTATTTCGATCGACACGAAGTGGACAAACAGGGGCAGGGGTTTTCGCCCGGAGAGGACGGGTTCCCGAGCAACGGTCGAATCGCGTGGGCACTGTGGGGCGGCGATGCCGGATGGGCGTGGGCGAAAAAGCTGCTACGACAGATGGATTCCGCCAACAACGACGCAAGCAGGAGTGATGCCATGAGCTACGAACGCCGTACGCTGGTTCTCGACGACACGCCCGAGCCGATCATCGGCATCGAGCTTCGCAGCGAGGGCGGCTCCGAACCGCAAGAGTTCGTTTCCGGCTACGCGGCATTGTTTGGTGTCAACTCGCTGGACCTGGGAGACTTCATCGAGCGGATCGACGCGACCGCGTTTGCGATCGTCTCGGAGCGCCGCG